ATGATCGATCGGCGCAGCAGGATGATTTTTGGCAAGGAGAGTCCCACTACGATGGCGATGCAGCAGGAAATTGCGGTTGCTCCCTCGCGCCTGGCGACGCCCGGCTGGGTACGGATGCTCGGTGGCCTGGTGCTGTGCATCGCCATTGCGACAGCGGCGAATGCGGCGGCGGACTACACGCCAGTCGTCGGCGCTCCGATATTCGCCATCGCCTTTGGGGTCCTGATCACCAACTCACTGCGCGGACCGCTCCAGATCGGCAGGTTGCGGATCGGCGATGTCAGCAAGGTGTGTCTGAAGGGTGGCATCATCTTGCTCGGTGCCAGTCTCGATCTGGGGATCATCGTGCGGACTGGAGCAGGCTCGCTCCCGGTGCTTGCGGTAACGATAGCGGCTGGCCTCGGTTGTGCGTTGCTCATCGGGCGCACGATGCGGGTCGACTGGCGAATGCGATGCCTGATCGGGATTGGCACGACCATCTGCGGTGCATCGGCTATCGCAGCACTGGCGCCGGTGATCCGCGCCAAGGCGGAGGAGATCGCGTATGCTATCTCGGTCATTTTCTTTTTCAACATGCTTGCTGTGTTTGTGTTTCCCGCCGTCGGCCATCTGCTGTCGCTGAGCGACCCAGGTTTCGGTCTGTGGGCAGGGACAGCGGTGAACGATACGTCGGCTGTCGTGGCCGCGGGCTTCGCCTACAGCCACGATGCGGGCACGATCGCGACCATCGTCAAACTCACCCGCACGACATTGATCATTCCGCTGGTGATCGGCTTTGGACTGCTGGTGCCCTGGTTCGAGGAGCGGCGTGCTGGCGAGGACGAATCGTTGGCCCGGCGTGTCTATCAGGCGGTACCGGTCTTTATCATGCTGTTCATCCTTGCATCGCTGCTCAACACGCTTGGCCTGATCGGCCGGTTCGGTCCCACGGTGCAACTGGCTGGCCGGTGGGTGCTGGTGGTCGCTCTCGCGGCGGTGGGCCTGCAGGGCCACTGGCGCGCCTTCGCCGGGGCGGGCGCGCGGCCATTGCTGCTGGGCCTGACAACCTGGGTGTCGGTTGCGGTGACCAGCCTTGCCATCCAGACCTGGACGAATTCGCTCTGAGCTTCATTGTGGCCAAGACTCGTACGAGAACTCGAACGTTGCCTGAACAGATGATGCGCGAGTCTGCCGTGGCGGTAATCTGACGTCCACGTGAGGCGCGGTGTGATTCTTTTCCTTGACGCGGTCGAAGCGGCCATATATCTATCCGGCGTCAACGGGCTTACTGCGTCCGTTTGTCCCCTGAAATCGCGAAGGTTTCTTTGATGCGGCGGTCGCGCCCAGTGTGCGACTTCCTGCGTCCGGTGGCCGCGCGGGGCGGTGGGCCGGACCCCTGTCGACGCCACCACATCAGCAAAGGATCACCAGCCATGAAACCGTCCCTCCGGATCGCCCTGCCCGTCCGGCTACCAGCGACCACCGACACCGGCCGTATTCGTTTTGGTGCCGGAATCCGAATGCCGACCTCGCGCTGAATCTCGGAAGGGCCTGGACAACAGTCGCCCGTCCAGGCCCGCCGGGGAGCATCGCGCTTACGCTCGCATCCAATTGCCACGCCGCAGGCGCCGGCTTCACGCCAACGAGCCAACCCGGAGCGCTCCGCCCATGCACCGCTCGAGCACCCCGATTGTCCGTTTCCACCGTCTGATCGAGCAAGCCCGCCTGCCCCAACGCGCGGACCGCTCGGCAGCCGGGACATTGCCAACACGTGCCTACCGCTACTGCCAGGCCGTCACCACTGCCGCAAGCTATGGCTGGTGGGTCTTCCCGCCCACCGATCTGCAATTCCTGTGGGACGGCCACGACATCTTCTGGCAGTGCACCGGCTGGCAGGATTGGCTGCCGCTGATGCCCGCAGCGCAGTTCCCGGATTTTTCCGCCTGCTTCGACGCGGCAGCGCCAAGATCGCTCGCGGGATGCTCACCACCATTCCTGACCGCGATTCCAGAGCCCGGAACGCTGCAGATATGGACCGGGCTGATCGCCCGCACCGCACCAGAGTGGAGCCTGCTGATACGCGCCCCAGCGAACCTGCCGGCTCCCGGTGGCTATGCGCTCTACGAGGGCATCGTTGAAACGGATCACTGGTTCGGCCCGTTGTTCACCAATCTCCGATTCACTCGCACTGACTCGCCGGTGCGGTTGCAGGCTGATTTTCCGCTGGCTCAGGTTCAGCCGTTGCCACGAGCTGCCTATGCCGACGCGACGCTCGGTGCTTTCGACACGACAGCCGATATGGCGGGATTCTCAGCGACCGATTGGGCCGACTACGAGGCGACAATCGCAGTCCCCAATGACGATCAGGATCGTAAACCTGGTGGCTACGCGGTTGCCTCGCGCAAGCGCGCGCGGGACGGTTGTCCGTTTATGTCTGCGGGCAATTGAGGACGCCGTTCATATTGACATCAGCCGCATACAATCGCCCTTGCGGCCGGCACGGAACAGAAAATCGACCACAGCGCCAACGCCGAGCAACTGGGGCCACTTGCTTACCGAGGTAAGCTGCCAGATCTCCTCGACCGCATCGACAGCGCCCAGCAGGGCGGGATCGTCACCAGTGATCAGCAGGACCGGCAAATCGCGATCATAGTCGGCGACCGTCATCATCACGTGGCAGCCGTCCTGCCCGGCCGCGTCCGTTTCGGCGACCACTGCCATGGGGCAACGCTGGCGCAATGCTGATCCGAGGTTTTCGTGGCTCGTCATTCGCTCGACCGCTACATTCAGACATTCGCAGACGCTACGAAATGCGCTCGATATCGTGTACTCGTCTTCGATCACCAGCACCAGGGCCTCACGGGTCGAGTGCCCCGCACTGCCACCGTTGTCCTGCGCTGCGACACGGCCACCAAGCGTCTTGTCCATGTAGGTCATTGCGCCCCCCGCAAATGAGCAAATCGGCATCCCGACGAACACGATCAGTGTGCCCCGCCCAGTCATTACGTTGAAGCGGCGCAACGGTTAGTACTCCGTCAAAGTACGCCAGTACACCGTCAGTGCCCGGCGGTTCTCATCCCCGATGCAGTGTAACCATCCAACGACATCGACCAGATTGTAGTGTGCCATTGATGGCATCCGTGCCCTCAGCCACCCCCACGAAGCTGATCGAAAGGTCCTGGTGATCGGCGCCCTGACGGATCAGCCTTCCATTGAGGCGGCCGTTATCGCCAAGGTCACCACGGACCGTTGCGGTGCTCTCGAATGGATCGAAGGCGAATCCCCCCTTCCCTATCGACATCAGACCCTGTGTCGCGCCGCCACAGTCACGTTCTGTCGGGACAACCGTACCGACCCAACGACCCTGTAAGCCGTGCCAAGCGAGCACCCGACCGGACTGCAGCCGCTCTCCCAGATCCTGGCTGCATCCGCCAATAAACGCAGCCAGTAGCAGCGCCCGCACAAACATCCCAATAGGGCGTCCCGAGCGCTCTAGGAAATTTTTCAGATTTCTCTTGCCCACATGCCCCACTTTCAGGTATTCCTTTCGGCATGATGGCGGCACGCGCAAGCGAGACGCCGTTCCGATAGAATTCGCCGGTTCCGATCGTCGCTTCGATGATGGGAATCCTTCTCAGGCAGGCGCGCGGCCGCGCCATGCCTCTGCCGATCAGCGCGGCCGCGCCACCGGGAACTCCATCATCCAACGATGCCGGGTTCCCCGCACGACGCGCAGAATCAGGATCAGCCAAACGGCGCAGACCTCCTGACCTGGGCAACCTGGGTCATGGCAAGGAGCGGGCAAAGTCCAGCACCGCATCACCGTCTGTTGCTCGAGCAACTCGATCAGGTCTGTCGAGGCGAGATCGATCGCCTGATGGTGCTAATGCCGCCGGGGTCAGCGAAGTCAACCTACGCGTCACTGCTGTACCCGGCCTGGTGGTTCACCCAGCACCCGGACAGCTCAGTGATCACGACCTCGCACACACGGAGCCTTGCCGAACACTTCGGTCGTCAGGTGCGCGAAATCGTGAGAGAATATGCATGCCAGCTCGGTTACAGCCTCCACTCCGGTCGACAGGCCGCGGGTCACTGGCTGACCACCGGCAAAGGTGAATACTTCGCGGCCGGTATCCGCGGTCCTTTGATTGGCCGTCGCGCCGATCTGGTTATCATTGACGATCCGATCAAGTCCCAGGCCGAGGCCGACAGCCCCGTCCTGCGGGAACGAGCGTGGAACTGGTACCGCTTCGATCTGACCACGCGGCTCAAGCCACGCGGTCGGATCGTACTGATCATGACGCGCTGGCACGAAGACGATCTGGCTGGTCGCCTGCTCGCGCAAAATTCGGGCGAATGGTCTGTTCTGCGCCTCCCCGCGCTGGCGGAAGAGGATGATCCGCTGCAGCGCGATCTTGGCGCCGCGTTGTGGCCGGACTGGGAGGACGAGGGTGCGCTGCTGCGCAAACGCGACACGATCGGTGAACGGGCCTGGTCGGCCCTGTTTCAACAATCGCCACGGCCAATCGTCGGCAGCTTGTTCAAGATCGATTGCATCGATGTTCTCGATGCGTCGCCGACGCGCTTGGAAGGCTTCGTCGTTCGCGGCTGGGATCTTGCCGCGACCATGGCAACCGGTGGCAACGATCCCGATTGGACCGTAGGTGTGAAGCTGACGCGCGACAGTCAGGGTCGGTTCGTTGTGTTGGACGTGGTCCGCATCCGCGGCACGCCACATGAGGTCGAAGTTGCAATCGAGGAAGCGGCACGTATTGATGGTCCAACCGTTACTATTGGTCTGCCGGAAGACCCTGGGCAGGCCGGCAAGCACCAGGCCTCCTATCTCACCAGCTGCCTTGCCGGCTATCGCGTAGAGTCTTCGCGTGAAACCGGTGCCAAGACCACCCGTGCGGCGCCGGTTGCATCCCAGGTTGAGGCGCGAAACGTCGCCATCGTCCGCGCTGGCTGGAACCACGTCTTTCTTGAGGAGCTGCGTGACTTTCCTTTCGGCCGCAAGGACGACCAGGTCGATGCGCTGTCACGCGCCTTCACCATGCTGACCACACACGGGGCGCCGGCACGCCGTCTCTCCATGCCGTTCCTGGCGCGTTAGCCGACACGACATCCACTTCAGCGAGCCCATGTTCGAGACGATCTGCAACCTGATCCCGCGCGACCCACATTATCCGGCACGCGCGCGCACGCTAGATATTCTCAAGCGTGTCATGGATGGCAGGCTGTACGACGCGCTGCCTTACCAGTTTCACGAAGAGCGTGGCGCGGGTGGTGAATATATACCACTGCGCAACCGTCGACCCAGCGTGCGCTACGCGCTGTGCCGCATCGTGGTCGAGGACAGCGTTTCACTGTTGTTCAGCGAGGGTCACTTCCCGACGATCGATTGCGGCGATCGCACGATCCGCGCCGCGCTCGCCGACATTGCGAAGGAAGCCCGTCTCAATTTGACCATGACCGAGGCTGCGATACGCGGCGCCATCGGATCTGTCGCTATCGTCATGCGCGTGCTTCGCGGGCGTATTTTCTTCGACGTTCTCGACACGACGTATTTGACGCCGGAATGGGACCCCCAGGAGCCCGACACGCTGCTCAGGGTGACCGAGAAATACAAGGTGCCAGGCGCCCTGCTTGCTTCCAGCGGATACGAGATCCCCGACAACGCAATCGACTATTGGTTCACGCGCAGTTGGGACGCGGAAAGCGAGAGCTGGTTCATTCCGGTCCCGGTCAACAGTTCATTCAAGCCCAAAATCGACGAAGCGCACAGTGTCGTGCACAACCTCGGTTACGTGCCGGTCGTCTGGATTCGCAACCTGCCTGGCCCTTCGTCTACCGGGGACCCTGCCGATGGCGCCTGCACCTTCCGCGCCGCAATCGAGACACAGATCGAGATTGACTACCAACTCAGCCAGGCTGGTCGCGGCCTGAAGTACAGCAGCGATCCAACATTGCTGATCAAGGAACCAGCCACGACCGACAGCGAGATCATCAAGGGAGCCGGCAACGCCCTCGTGGTCAGCGAGAAGGGCGACGCGAAGCTCCTGGAGATAGGCGGCACGGCGTCGGCTGCAGTCATCGAATATGTGCGGGCGCTTCGCGAGCTGGCTCTGGAAAGCGTGCACGGCAACCGGGCGAATGCCGACCGGCTGACCGCAGCTCAGTCGGGCCGCGCGCTAGAACTGATGAACCAAGGCCTCGTGTGGCTCGCCGACAATCTTCGCATCAGCTACGGCGAAGGAGCTCTGCTGCTGCTCGCACGCATGGTGCTACGGGCTTCGCAGGTCTATCGGCTGCGAGTCATGGGACGCGAGATCCAGGCAATGGATCCTGTAGCTAGGCTCTCGCTAAGCTGGCCACGCTGGTATCCGACCACCGCCGATGATCGGCAGAAGGACGCGCAGACGCTAAGCAGTCTGGCGAATGCGGGCCATATCAGCCGCGAGAGCGCGGTGAAGGCGATCGCCGACACGTTCGACATTGAGGACGTGCCGGCGGAACTGGCGCGCATCGTCTCAGACCGGAACACCAACGGAAGCAACTGAATGTCACAAGACGACACGCCTCCCGCACCGGATGATGATCCGGTCGCGGAACTTCGCATGCGAGCGGAATCGCTCGAGCGTCGATTGGCGGAGACCGAGCGTGAAGCGCGTGCGCGCGTCGTGCGTGCCGAATTGAAGGTTGAGGCGGTTCGCGCGGGGATCGTCGATCTGGACGGACTGAAGTTACTCGACCTCAAAGACGTGGAACTGACCTCGGATGGTGAGCTGGCAAATGCTGGTGAGCTCATGGTGCAACTGAAGCGGGCAAAGCCCTGGCTGTTTGGTGGCACATCGTCTTCCAGCCGGACCCACCCGCCCCCAGCGCAACCTCTCCGCCAAAAACTTGCAAATGAAATGACCGATGACGAATACCGGGCCGCTCGCGCGGCGATCCTGAAACACCAGTCATAGAGGGGATTCCCGAATGGGCATTCAGAACTTTCCGGCAGTCCTGCAGCCGATCATTCAGCAGGGCTTCCTGGAGCGCGAGTTCCAGCAGGCCATGAGGTCGCGGCTGGGATACCGGGCCTGCGCTGATCGGGTGCAAATCTCGGTGGGTATCGGTGAGACCCTGACCAGAACGCGGGCCGGCCTGAAGCCAAGTATCACGACCCCGCTGACGGCGAGCTCGAACACCAACCTCGATAACGGCATGACGCCGAGCGGTTGGGGCGTCGAGCAGTACACCATCACCATCAACCACTATGCCGCCACGACCGACCTGAACATGGTTACCAGTCGTGTCGGGATCGCATCACAATTTCTGCAAAATGCCTTCGTAAACGGTGAGCAGGCGGCTCGCAGCCTGGATGAACTAGCCCGCAATGCGCTGTTCAGCAGTTACTTTGGCGGCAACACGCGGGTTCGCACCACGTTGGGCAGCCCTGGTGCCGCCGTCGCAGTCGATGATGTCCGCGGCTTCCAGAACGCCTTCGTCAATGGCGCACAGCAGCAGGTTGGCGTGTCGAATCCCCTCACGGTCGCCGTTGGCACAAATGCCTACACGCTGGTTGGCGTCACCGCCGACGTCACCAATGTATCGACTGCGCCGAATGGCGTGTCTGGTGTTCTGGCCTTCTCTGGCAACGTATCGGTATCCGATGGCACAGCCGGCAATGCGGTGACCGCGGCCAACGCGGCGGTGGTCGTCCGGCCGTCGCAGCGCGCTACGACGGCCGCGTTGACCGCGACCGACATGCTGACGATGGCCGGTTTGCTCGATGCGGTGGCCAAGCTGCGCATGAACGCGGTACCGGAAATCGACGGTGTCTACAACTGTTATCTCGATCCAGTGTCCGCCCGGCAACTATTCGCTGATCCGGACTTCAAGCAGTTGTTCCAGGGCGCCACTTCGGCAAACCAGGTGTTCCGCCAAGGTATGACGAACGACTTCCTTGGCCTGCGGTTCATCCCGACCACCGAGGCCTTCGTGCAGCCACACCCGACACTTGCGGGCCTGATGGTGCGACGGCCCATCATCTGCGGCCAAGGCGCACTCATCGAGGGCGATTTCGCCGGCATGGCAGCCGAGGACGTGGCACCAAAGGATTCGATTGTCGCCGTTGTCGATGACGTGGCGATGGTGACACGCGAACCAATCGATCGTCTGCAGCAGATCATTGCTCAATCTTGGTATTGGATCGGCGGTTTCTGCGCGCCGTCTGACACCACAACCAACCCGACCACGGTTCCGACCGCCACCAATGCCGCGTTCAAGCGCGCCGTGATGGTCGAGCACATCGGCTGACCCCCGGACACGGAAAAGCAAATGGCCATCGGCTCCATCACACCGTTTCGCCCAACTGGAACGGCATCACTAAGCGCGGGCACGTCTTCCGCCACGGTGGCCCTCGCGGGAGGAGGCGATTCGATCGTCGTGACCAATACCACCGCTTCGCTCGCCTATGTGCGCTTTGGTGCCGATCCGTCGGTTTCTGCCTCCGTCGCCGATATGCCGGTGATGGCGAACTCGCGGGCGATGCTATCGGCGAACAACCTGGTAACCCATGGAGCCGCAGTGCTTGCTTCTGGCAGCGGCACAGTGTTGTTCACCCGCGGCGACGGATCCTACGTGTGATGGCATTCACGGACGCCGAAAAGACGGACATTCGTCGATTCTGTGGCTACCCCGCGTACGGGGCGGCGAACTCGGGATTCCAGAATTGGCGATTCACCCAGGCCTCTGGCTTGCTGGAATTCCGGATGAATAACATGTCTGATGCAGAAGAGGCCATC